CATAAATACTGACGAACAAGCCTATAAGAACTACCTCAAATCTAAACAGATTAACCAGGGTAAGGAAGATAGGATGAAATCACTAGAAGATGATGTCAGTTCGTTGAAAGGTGATTTGAAAGACATTAAATTATTGCTACAGGAGATTGCTAAAAATGGCACAAACAAATGAAGAAATGATCGCATCATTTCGTGAAAGACTACAAGCACTTACTGATGAAAACACACAACTAACTCAAAAGATTCGTGAAAACGAAGTCGTTGGTCTGAAACTACAGGGTGCTATTGAAGCTCTAGAGTATGTAAATTCCCAAGGGACCGAAGAGGAAACTTCGGAAGAGACCGAATCCCCCGAATAAAAATAAAAATCGATGGCTAATAGAATTCAACTACGAAGAGGTAATACCTCTGAATGGACAAATGCTAATCCTATTCTGGCACAAGGTGAAGTCGGTATTGACCTTGACCAGAACAGGATTAAGATTGGGGATGGATCAACTCCCTGGAATAGTCTATCGTATGAACGTCCCGACGATCAGTCATCGAACATTCCCAACACTCTAGTCAAGAGAGATCAGAGTGGTAACTTCTCTGCCAACGCAATTACGGCAGCACTAGTCGGTAACGCAAGTACCGCATCTCAGTTAGCAAACGCAAGACAGATTTCGTTGACAGGTGACGTTAACGGTGCTAACTCGTTTGATGGTTCACAAAACATGACCATCACAACGACTCTATCCACACAGGCAAACTTGTCTGCTGGTACATACACCAAACTCACTGTCAACGAAAGAGGTCTTGTTACTGCTGGACAAAACCCCACCACACTAGGTGGATACAACATCACTGATGGTCAGTTAGAGAACAACTTCCTAACTGCACTATCTGGACTTCACGCATCTAGTCTAAACGGATATGTCGTTAAAGTCAATAACACTACGACAGGTTCTGTTGTTCGTGAAATTATCGGTACTGCTGGCAGGATTCAGCAAACTGGTGACTCAACTGGTATCACAAACAACACAATCTTTGACCTGATTCCCACAGGTGTTTCTGCTGCATACAGTGGTGCATCATCACTCTATTTTGATGCTGGTAATACTCAGCAGTCTAAGATTTTCAATGCTCCTGATCAGGAGTCTAACACCTCAACCGACACTGGTCTAAGAATGACCGTCGATGTCTGGGGTCGTATTACAGAAATTACAGAGTTCCCCATCGTTACTGCATACGAGGGAACTAAAGCAGCAGCATGGAGTAGTTCCACCACATATCTTAGATACGAGAAGGTTACTAATAGTGGTCGTCTATACCAAGCAGGTTATGGTGGAGTCTCTGCAGGGCAGACAGCACCCACTCACACGAACGGAGGCATCGTAGGAGGGTGGCACGACCTAGGAGCTGCTGAAACCCCCGTCAAGGGTCTTGCATCGTTCGATCAGGAAGACTTTGATGTTGACTCCACTGGTCACGTTACGATTGCTGATAAGGCAATTGACAATACTCAACTACAGAATCCCATCTTTGGATTCTCAGACGGCAATACTCTTGAAACTTTCCAACTTGATGCTGAGCAAACCGCAAGCACGGGTTACAGAGGTTTCAACTATCTGAACTACCTGATGGTCAATGATACCTCAGGTAATGCTCTTTTCCATGTAAGTAATTCTCTGCCTCTATTTGGAGGTGCTGCTGGGATGGACATCAATGTCCCATCTATCGCAATGCAGAGTGACATGCTTTTTGATGCAGATGCATCACTTCTGCCACCAGCAATGCAGTCCAGTTTCCCTAGTGGTTATCAATCACTTTCAAGAACGCAAGGCACTCTAAACATTGATGTTAATGCAAATGATGCAAATCTAGCAGTTCTGCAACTATATGCCATCAACGCAGGTATAGGTGATGGTATTGTTGCACTTCAAGGAAAAACTCTTATTGATCTTCAGGTTATTGAACCAGCAGCTGCTGGTAATTCAACGGATGGCAAAGTCCTCATTGAAGACTTTAGAGCATATGACAACTACCTAGCAACTCTAAGTCCCACTCTAAATCTAGATCCTGGTGACAGTGGTGATAACACTGGTACTGTTCGTATCTGGGGTGACCTTCAAGTTGATGGTGTTACAACCACAGTGAATTCAACTGTTGTTACCATTGACGATCCAATCTTCACTCTGGGTGGAGACACTGCTCCCACTACAGATGATAACAAAGATCGTGGTATTGAGTTTAGATATTATGATTCACAAGCACGTGTAGGTTTCTATGGTTGGGATGAGAATGTAACTCGTCTAGACGGTGGTACAGGTGGTTATTCATTCCTGTATAATGCAACCAACACTTCTGAAACATTTAGTGGTACAGATGCATACATCAAAGCAGGTGCACTTTCACTAACAACTAACACCCCCTCTTCATCTAGCACTACTGGTACACTGGTTGTTACTGGTGGTGTTGGTGTTTCTGAGGACATCTATATTGGTCAGAATCTAAACGTCACTGGCACTGGTGAGTTTAATGGTCAACTGACTGTTATTGACTCATTGCTAGTCAGAGCATTCAGTGAAGAGTTTGCAATCCAGAATGGTTCTAGTGTAGATAAGTTCACCGTTCAGACGGATACTGGTAACACACTGATTGAAGGTACTCTGAATGTCAATGGTACAACAACCTTGACTGATGATCTAATCATCAATGTTGCTAACAAGGAATTTGCAATACAGAATGGTTCTGGTGTAGACCAGTTCACCGTTGATACAGACAACGGTAATACACGCATTCAGGGTTTCATCGATGTTGAAGGAAACATCTTCCAGCAGTCAGCACCTGGAACAGGTAGTAACTCCATCTTCTCAGATACATCATTCTATTCAGATGTTATTCTGGTAAACAACGGTGGTACACATGTTTTCCGTATCAGAGATGGTGCCAGCAGTGATAAGTTCACTGTTACTGGTTCATCGGGTAACACAGACATTCAAGGCACACTCGATGTAAATGGTGCAACGACAATCACTAATACTCTGAGTGTTAGCAGTGACTTTAGTATCAACACCAATAAGTTTACAGTTGCATCGGTATCTGGTGATACTGCAGTCGCAGGTACACTGGGAGTCACTGGAAACACAACTCTAACTGGTGACCTGACTGGTAATGCTGCTCTGCTGATTCAAGGTAATGCAGATCTGTTCGGTTCATCTACAACAATCGGTAACTCCAACACCGATACTCTAACTGCTCCTGGTCAGATCAGATTCACAAGCACTGATGGGCAGTCAGTTGGTAACAATTATGCTGCAGATGGTGCAGTCAGAATCTCTGGTGGTGTTGCAATCGATGAGAACCTGGCAGTTCAGAATGATCTATTCGTTTATGGTAACCTGAACATCACTGGTAACCAGATCATCAACGGTACTACCACATACAATGCACGTATTGATATTACCAACACTTCTCAAGCATCTAGTTTGGGTGACAATAACGTCGCATTCCAGACAGATGGTGGTGGCATCATTAGAAAGAATGCATTTATTGGTGGTGACTTCTATGTCTACGATGATGGTAATAATAGAAATGCATTCTACGTTGATAACAGCAATGGAAACGTAGATATCTACGGTAATCTAGATATTCGTTCTGGTAACTTCACTGTTGCATCTGGATCTGGTAACACTACAATTGCAGGTACACTGACTGTTGCTGGTGAAACCACAATCAATGATTCACTATTCATTGATGCAGCAAACGAACTCTTTAGAATCCGTAACGGTTCTGATAACACCGACAGATTCTCAGTTGATACTGACAATGGCAACACTCATGTTGACGGCACTCTGAATGTTGATGGTGCAGTCACAATGGGTAGCACCCTAGAACTATCTAATAACTTCACCGTCAACTCTAACAGATTTACTGTTGCAGCTGCAACTGGTAATACATCAATTCTGGGTACACTAAACGTCAGTAGTAATACTGATATTACAGGAACTCTAGATGTTGATGGTGCTACAACAATCAACAACACTCTAACTTTGGCTGGTGGTTCATCCAACTTGACAGTTGGTGGTAACGCAGTCATCAGTGGTGATCTAACTGTACAAGGTAATACTACTACTGTAAATACCCAGAATGTTTTAGTAGAAGATCAAAACATCGTTCTTGGTAATGTTGCAAGTCCAACTGATGCAACAGCTGACACTGGTGGTATCACCCTGCTGGGAACCACCAACAAGACTTTCGAGTGGATCAACTCTACAGATTCTTGGACATCTTCGGAGCACATTGACATCAATGGTTCTAAGAAACTAAATCATGGTGGAACTCAGATTCTAAGTCCTACCAAGCAACTTACAAACATCACTGATATCACTGCAGATGGTGATATTGATTTTGCAAGTGGTAATTTCACAGTTGCTCAAACTACTGGTAATACTGTTATTGGTGGCACCCTGAATGTTCAAGGCACTTTGACTCTAACTGGTCTATCTGCTCAGACGGGTACATTTGCACAGCAAGTCTCATCTGGTGGTAACTTCTCCGTTGGTGGTACAGCAATGACCGTCAATGCAGCAAGTGGCAATATTGTTACTCAAGGTTCACTTACTGTTACTGGTGCTTCTATCCTTAATAGCAGTGTTACAGTTACTGGTAACATAACTGCATCTGGTGATGTTGCTGTCAATGGTGGAGATCTAACAACTACAACAACTGGTGCATTCAGTATTGCTGATAGTAATGCAACTACTATCAATATTGGTACATCTGATGCAACTGCCATCAATCTTGGTTCTGCTAATTCAACTGTTACTATTACTGATGACTTGGAAGTCACCAATAATTTGGTGGTTACCTCTAGTGGAACAGCATCATTCCAAGGTCAAACTACGGTTGGTTCAGTCTTTACTGCTACACCTACTGGCACCAGACAGGTGGTTATCGGTCAACTTGGAAATACAGCAACTCTGACTGCATATGGTAATGTCACATTTGGTGTTAACACTGCAAGTACAGGTACATTTACAGGCAACGTTGACATTGGCACAAGTCTAACTGTTGGAACTACACTAAATGTTACCAATGGTATTACTGGTGAAACACTAACTTCAACAGTTGCTTCTGGTACTGCACCTCTGACAGTTACATCTGATACTCTCGTTAGCAATCTGAACGCAGATAAACTAGATGGTAACCAGGGTTCATATTATACAAATGCTGATAACCTGGATGCAGGTACAGTTCCTGATGCAAGACTGTTTACCACTGGTGTTACAGCAGCAACCTACGGTAGTGCGACTGCTGTTGGTCAATTTACTGTTGATGTTAAGGGTCGTCTGACTGGTGCTCAGGCAGTTGATATTCAAATTGCTCAGAGTCAAGTAACAGATCTGACAACAGATCTTGCTGCTAAGGCAGACTCCTCAGCACTTGCAACTGTCGCAACCTCGGGTGCTTATTCAGATCTCAGTGGTACACCTTCCCTTGCAACTGTTGCTACAAGTGGATCTTACAATGATCTGTCGAATCTACCCACTCTGGGTACTGCTGCTGCAACTGCATCTACTGATTATGCAACTGCTACACAAGGTAGCACAGCAGATACCAACAATAGTGACATTGATGACATCTACACCGAACTCAATGCAATCGGCAATGATGCAACAATCACAACCGTTGCTGATCTCAAAGCTGCCCTTGCTGCTCTCACTCGCTGATAACTAATGGCACAACCTAACTCAAAGTCTACACTAGTCGATTACTGTAAGAGGAGATTAGGTTCTCCTGTGCTGGAGATCAACGTTGACTCCACTCAGATTGATGACGCTATTGATTATACACTAGAAAAGTTCAGAACCTTCAATTACGAAGGTATTGAAAAGATGTATATGAAGCATCAGTGGACTGCTGCTGATGTGACTAGATTTAAGGATGACGAAACATCAGAGACTGCTACTAAAGGAAGTGATAGTTCGGACTGGACATCTCAGAAAAACTATCTGATTGTCCCTGATGATGTGGTGTCAGTTTCTCAAGTCTGGTCAACTACAGACAAGGGAACGGGAAACATCTTTGATATCAGATATCAGATTCGTTTGAATGATCTATACGATTTTACTTCTACACAGTTCTATCACTATTATATCATTCAGCAGCATCTAGCAAACATTGACTTCATGCTAGAGCACTTCAAACCTACTAGATTCTCACATGTGACAAATCGTCTCTACATCGATCTCAGTGCTACTGAGGATGTCATTGAGAACGAGTGGTCGATTATTGAGTGCTACAGATATCTAGATCCTACTGAACACACAAGAATCTATAATGATATGTGGGTCAAGGATTATGCAACTGCAATGATCAAAAAGTATTGGGGTCAGAACCTAACTAAGTTCAATGGGGTTCAACTTCCTGGTGGTGTGACCCTGAATGGTGAAAAGATTTATACTGATGCAGTTACTGAACTAGAGAGACTAGATGAGCAACTGCGTGACACCTACGAAATGCCACCTCTAGACGCAGTGGGATGATATGGCAACTAACAGTTACTTTACACAAGGAACAGCAGGAGAGCAGGGTCTAATTCAAGACCTTGTAGATGAGCAGATCAAAATCTTTGGCAAGGATGTCAAATACATCCCAAGAACTTTAGTGGATAGGGATAGTCTGTTTAATGAAGATGCAATGTCCACCTTTGACAGTGCTCATGAAATCGAAGCTTATGTTGCTAACGTTGATGGTTTTACTGGAGATGGTGATCTCTTCTCAAAGTTTGGTGTCAGAATTTCGGATCAGGCAACCTTCATCATTTCCCGCAGAAGATTTACTCAAGCAGTAGATGATAATGCTACTTTGGTTGTAGAAGGTCGTCCCAATGAAGGAGATCTGATCTACTTCCCTCTAGCAAAAAAGATTTTTGAGATCAAGTTTGTTGAGCATGAAGCACCATTCTACCAACTAAACAACCTGTATGTCTGGGAACTCCGTTGCGAACTCTTTGAATACTCGGATGAGAATTTTGAAACGGGTGATACGACGATTGATGCTATCGAAACGACCTTTGCGAACAGCATTGCTCTCACACTCCAGTCAGGTGGTTCTGGGGACTTCTCTGTTGGTGAATCTGTGTTTACTCGTCTATATTATCCAACAGCAGGAAGCACTATCTCAGGAGGTGCAGTTA